GGCTGATAATCATTAGCTGGTTCAGAATATAAACCTTTAACAGCATTAAATAATTCTTTTTTACTTACTCTTGTGTTGATAGCTATACCACTTCTTAAATTCTTTTCAGTTAAAGTAATAGTTGGTGTTTGAAATGTAGATGGTATTAATTTGAACTGACCATTAGTATAAATTAAAAAACCTCCACAAGTAGTTAATAAATTTTCTATAATAACTTTTGGTGTTTGTGATAACTGAAAAGCACCATTACAAGTAAATCTTTTTTCTGTACCAGATGGATTAGTGACTGAAACAGTTTCATCGCAAGTATTAGCACTTGCTATAAAATTTGTATCATTAATTTCTTCATCAGAAGTTTTTAATCCAAAAGTAGAATCTTTTAAATAATCTCTAATACATAAACTAGGATTATCAGAATGAGTTGTAAAATTAAATTTTTGTGTTGTGCTTCCTGTGACAGAAGTTAAATTAATAGGAGTTCCTGCTTGACAATTAGTAAAATTAGTTGCTAATTTAATTGTATTAGCATCAACTTTAATAACATAATATTCTGTTCCATCAACTAATCCACCGATAGCAGTATTACCATTTACATTATATTTTGCTCTGTCGTGTGTTGATAAACCATGTGAACTTAAAGTAATTGTATTGTTTGTTGTACTTACATTCCCTGATGAAGCAGTAAAAGAAGTTGCTCTTACATCAAATACTTTTTTGCCTTTTACTATCGCACTAATATTAGGAACACCATTAGGATAAACATCAGAATCAAATTTTAGTCTAGCATATATATATGCTTTTCCTTGTATTCTATGGTTTGTAGTCCAAGCTGAAACATCTGAAACTAAATTAGCATCAGCAACTTGATCATTATTTCCTAAATGTTTTTTAATTCTTAACTTTCCATTATACTGATCACTACTTGTTGGTGTATAAATAGGAATACCATTACTATCATTAGATGTTGTTTCTAAACTTACTTCATCATCATTAAGATATATTTCTCCTATATCATCAACTTCGTGTCCTGCTAAAACTATAACTAAATGCAAAAACTCATTAGTGCTAGAAGTTGTTTCAGCAAAAACTATTGTGCCACCTACTCTCGTTTCTCCATAAATAATTCTGTATGGTTGCGTTGGTGCTTTTGAAGTGACTGTGACACCACTTTCTAAAGTTGTACCAAAGTTTGGCGGATCAATTTTAGGTGCTAGTTTCTGACCTATAATTCCACCTAATATAGAAGTACCAACTGAAACAAGTGCTTTCATAAAGAAACCTTTCATATTGGCTCCTTTAAACAAAGTACCCATCTGTGGACCAAGTACAACAGCAACAGCAACTACTGCCGCAACAACAATAACAGCTTTTACTATTTTACTACCACCACCACATTGTGCTACTGGACCATGATATTCATAAGAATCTTCTTCTATGATATTGTCATTTTTATCATAAACTATTTTTTTATAAATTTTCACTCAATCCTCCAAGCTATTTTACACTCTTCCTTTTTAATTAAAGTTATATGTTCTTTCCAGTTAAACATTACAGTTTCTCCTATACAAACTCCTAATGTTCCATCTAAATCTCTTGTATCAACATAATATAAAACATCGCCTTTCTGTGCTTTATCAATGTCAATACTTTTAAAATTATTTTCTTTTGCTATTTTTAAAGCAATATCTAATAAATCTTTACTTTTTAAACTTTTTATTATTTTTTTTGCTTCTTTTATATTTTTATATTTTTTATCAAAAACTTTTTTACCAGTTATAGATTCAATACAATCAATAGTAAATGTGACACAATCATTTATACCATGTTTAAATTTTTTTTTATTTTTAAGATTTATAATTACTTGTTCTAATTTAGAGTTCCAATCTTCAACTCTCATTAATTAGTTTTCTTTCCCCATGTAATTTCTTTATCTTGTAGATCAGGAATAAATTCAAAACCAATATCATTAGGGAAATCAACTTTTTGATCTTCTAAAGTGTACATTCTATTTGATGCTTTTTCAAAAGTAATTAATCTGCTTTCTAATTTCAAAGTAATTATACAAGTATCAGCACCCTCTTGAATATTCATTACATCCATGTTTCCTTTAAATAAAGTATAAACATCTGCTATAACATTGCTTGATGTATCATATAAACCTAAATATATTGCACCTTTTCTATTAGTATAATTTGCACCTAAAGCAGTTGCTATAATACTAGATTTAATACCAGCTAAAGTTAAAGTGACACCACTCATAGATAAAGTTGATGATTCTTCTATTTCACTTACACCTAATAAATCTCCAGCACCAGTAAATGTTTTTGAAGAACCACCAGCAGTCATAGTTAAATTACCATAACCATTCCAAAACCTTAATGTTCCATCACTAAATTCTAACTCAACACCAATAATTGGTCTTACTACTGAACCCTCAATAGCATTTTTAAAAGCTGTTGTTATATCTCTTGCCATTATTCTAAAATAAGTTTTTTTATACTTTTGCTACCATCAATGTTATCTTCTAGTTCTGCTTTTGATTTTATACATTGATATTGAATATTATTATTTTTATTTGTACGCATAGCAACCCTTTTACCTTTGAGGCACTCACTCATAGATTCTTGGATTCTATGCTCTTTAATTTCATTATTTACTATCATTAATAATGCGACGATCGTTTCTATCATAATACCTTGCCTTTGTTAGCACCCTCTTTAATTGTATATTTGTGAGTGCCATAACCATTAATATTTACTTCTTTTCTATTTTTATTTATTTGATTAAATACTTTTTTTTCTTTTTGTTTTTTTAAAAATTCAATTAATTGTTTAGTAATTCTTGCCATTTTCTCTTACCTTGTCTTTTAATTTTTCAATATCTTCTAATGCTTTTTCTAATTGTTTTTGAGTAAATTCTATATTGACTTTATTAGTCATATTTTGTTCTTGTGTTAATTGAAGTTTTTCAACAGTTTTATATAATTCTTCAAGCAACATAAATTGTTCAGAATCAGTAGTAGTTTGTTCACTTTTTTTAAGAAGATCAGCATTCATTAACTCACGACTTGTTTCTAATGATGTTAATCTTGCAGTAATTTCTGTGTATGCAAATATACCCATAGCAACACCTATAATTATCCCAACCATATTCTTGATAGGCATAGCAACTGATGTGTTTTCACTTACTTTCATTTTCTTTTCCTTTTATTCATACCCATATAATGATCTCCAGGTTCATAGTTCCATTTTTTACCATGGTGTCCTCTTATATCACAATATAGCATTCTTAATTTTACTATAATTTTTCTAAATGGTCTAGGCAACTGGACCTCCGCATAATGCTAATAAAGTCATCATAATAATTAAAATCCCTGTAAAATAATAATTCATTATTACCTCCATTACAAAGCCTCACTACAAGAAAAAGATATGCCATAATTACTTACTTGATCTGTATCCCATTGAAACTCGTTGTTATCTAATCTCATTAAAGTTGTTGTATTTGTATAAATTACTGTTGCGTTATCATTAATTGGTTCTATTCCTGATCTTAATGCTGGTTCAATTTTAACATTCGCTTCTCCTGAACCATTACTATTAACATCTTCAATAACCATATAAAGATATGAATTAATTTGTATATAATCTCCTGCTTTGAAAACATTATTTGTACTATTAGCAAAACCATCTAAAGCAACTTGATTACCAGTTTGACTGGCACCATTAACTAAAATTGTCCCTGTTGCTGTTCCTTGTATAGTTTTTTTATCTTGATCGCCTAATTTAAAAGTTCCTCTTCTACCTCTTAATGATAAAAAGAAAGCCAACCAAACAGAAGCATTATCTTTTTTCATAGGTGGTAAAGTCATAGTTGCTGACCATTGTGCACCATCGTGTTCAAATACTTGTTGTTGATTAGTGAAAGGCGATTCTGTGACTGCTACTACTCTTTCAAGTTTCCAGTTTTGTGTTTTAATCCCTGTGGCTGTTGGTAAAGTCAAGGGATATGATGGTGTAAATACTGCCATGATTAACTACCGAATGCCTTGCTAAATTTTCCGCCTCGTTGCTTTGCTTCGGCAACTGCGTTCACTGTTGATTGTTGTATCGCAGGAAGCATATTCATTACTTCTGCTCTAACTGTGTTAGTGACTCCTACTGCAAAATTTAAGTTTTGTGTAATACTAACTCCTCCACCACTTCCTATCATTTGTTTTGTATCTGCATTATTTTTTATAGTTCCTGCTGTGTTCGGTACAAATAACTCTGGACCTCTTTCTCCAACTAAAGATGGTTTATTAGTTTGTACAGTTCCACCAGAAGCATGACTTCCTCCAATATCTATTCCTGCCATAGATGGATCTGATGTGACTGGATTTACTGGATTAAATATACCTTTAATAGTATTTTTAACAAATTTATTAACTTGATCTAAAATTAAAGTTTGTATTATTGTTTTTTGAATACTTATAATTAATTCTCTTAAAATATTTTTAAAATCTAATGCACCTGCTTTACCTCTTAAAAAAGCATCAACAATAGTATCGCCAACTTTACTTACTTCATCTGCAACACCTTTTGCGATGGTATCAACTTGTTTT